AATCTCAAGGTCCAGGCAGGGAAGTTAGAGAAAACTTTCGGTGCAGGAACACCATCAGGAATCCCTACAATAGGCATATCCTTCGTGAATACTACATTAGGCACTACTTATAGGATCTATAATGTTTACACCTTCATATCAGACAAATTTACTGGTAACTCTAATGAGTCAGGAGATGGCTATCGATACCTATTAGTAACGATCGGTACTGGCGATAATAAGACAAAATTATGGTGGTTCGACCCCTCACTGCCAGATGTGACAGATCATTTACAGATAGAGGACAATATCGTATGGTTTAAAACAGCATCTGCTCACAGTATTGCAGAAAATGATTATGTATTGGTCCAGGATTGTAAGAATAACGCTTCGCCACAAGCCAAAATATCTGGTGCTGGTGTCTATGAACAGGCGGATCATGTCCCAACTACAACCACTGTAGGTGTTAATACCGATAATGCAACAGGTTGGGGTGGTAACTTTTTTGATACATCGGTAGCATCGGGAGTATCAAATATATCTTTTGGTGGTAAGGTTCAAACACATCTCCAGGCTGTGGATAGCATCAACTATGGTAGCCCTTCAGAAGATGTGAGTTATTTATCAAAAATTGCCATTGCATCTATGAATGGGAAGGTTCTATCTCTTGCTATTGCAGTTGCTGATAGTGGTGATCAACAAGATATTGTCTCCTATAATGGGACATCGGTAGCAGACCTATCAGAGACCAACTATAATTCTTATAAGACAAAGAGCAATTTTAAAGTATGTAGTATGATCGGGTTCAATAATGCTGTGTATGTTCATTATTCCTATACCGATGGCAGTCCAACTGTGAATTATAATCCTGTTGCCAAGTATACACTATCAAGTGGTGGAGCAGTAGAAGAGAGTGTAGTAACTGCTAATTTAAGCACCAATGACTACACCGATAGGTCGTATATGCACATTGCTGGTGGGAATCTATATGTTTTAGTAGAGAACAATGGCTTATATAAGATCAATACTTCTGACAGCGTATCAACTGTAGCATTTACTGGTATATCTCCTGCATTGGATCTAACAAAATTGAAAGGGATCACATCGATCACACAGACCAATAGATTAACCTCTGCTGGTGCATCAAGTTTATCGGATGTTGCTCATAATTACCTTTTTGTTGCAGTAGAAATATCAGGTGGAAGATGCCAGTTATATGCACACGATCTTAATGATGGTAGTAATGCTAACTGGTATACCCAGGGGACTGCATTTGATGCTTCTACTGTATTTGGGCTTTCTTCAATGGATTTTAAGCAAAATAGCAATAGGTCACAGAGTGTGGTGATCCATTATGAAGATTCACCAGAACAATTTTTAAAATACACGACTCATAACGACACCACTGTAGTGAATGGGTATTCCAATGTATCATCCTCAACCTTTGGTACTTCAACAGTAGTGAATTTCATTGCATCTACCTATAACTCACCATCAACTCAATATTTAGTAGTAGGAACTAACGATGTACCAAGCCCTGCAAGTAATGGTTCACTATATCTTATTAATAAAAGTTTGGCAGTGTCAACGGTAAATGCACAGACCACAGGAGTAAAGGCAACCTGGAATCCAAGATGTTTTGCTGATTGTGTTACCGAAACACACGGTGGTCAGGATTTCTTTGAACACGCTAAAGGATATATCGCTGTATATGGAACAGAGTCTACAGGTGGATCACCTACAGCACCCAGTGCAGACATTTATAGAATGACCGACATAGGATGGTTAGCCAATACCTGGGATGGTTCTGGAGACTGTGATTACAGATGGATAGACCTGATGAGTTATTATGCTATTAAAGAGGTGGACACATCCAATGTATCTACCACGCCAGTCATTTACCATAAAAAAGATAGAAACCCAATTATTGTAAGTGGGGATAATATCAGATTTCTTCCTGGTGCAGTGGGTAAGATCAGTAGCACCGAAGCCAAAGGGGTATGGATCGGACATATTGATCGGTCATTATTTAATGGTACAGTACCTGCTGTCGCAGATTGGTATGCTTACTCGAATAAACTAAATAATCCATTTTCTATTACAAGCAATGTGCAGTACAATACAAATAAATCTTTACGACCAGGAAACAGTGTAAAATACAATGTAACAGCAGTCTATGATGGTGTCCAGGAGAGTTTATTTGATAAGTCCAAAGAATTAATATTAAGTGATACGAATATAAATAAAAGCATTATCGAATTGAACATTGAATTTGATGCCGATGCATTAAATAAGCGTATCACGGGTTTGAATGTATACAGAGCCACAGAGTTTGCCAATACCACCAGTTTTGATGGGTATTCCAATTATCAACTCATAGGACATATGACCTTTGTAGACACACAAGAGTCTATTCCTACCGTTCAAGCAAATGCTCGTTGCACTTTGCATACCTGGAAACGAAACCAAATTTTCTTAAAAACAACAGACGATCTTACCAGTTATGAGGGTGAAAGGTATACTGGAAGAAATAAGTATGCTTTAGGCGTAAAACCAAGTCTCGGTTGGGATGGAATCGATGGGATGTCGCAGTGGAAAGGTCCTGGAACATCTAATATTAACCAATTCACCGTATATCATTCACCTCTTGCCAGGACAATAACAGCAACACAAGGCTATATGATCGTATCTGTTCTGGAAAAAGACAATACATTAGACGATACATATAAATGTCAGTTGGGAGATGAAGCGATTACTATATCTGATACTACCGTGACTGCTGGAACAAATATGATCTACACTGCAACGATCTCTGAAAGTTCGCCCTGGAAATTTACACTAAACACATCCTTAACAAGCACAGATGAGTTTGCAGTGAATGATACATTTGCAACAGCCAATCATACAGGTATCACTTGGACCATAACAGAAGTTGCATCTGCTTATTTAAAAGCAACTCCCAACACTGGTTCAACTTATTCTGGTGCAACTGGAGTAATGAAATTAAAGACCGTTGCCAGTGGTGTCATTGTAAACATAACCAGAGCACAAACCGACCTGGATGGATCTACTTCAACAACTGCCACAACACACGCTGTAAACAGTGATATATTCATTAGGGCAAATAGTCTGGGAAGGTCTTATTCAAAAGCAGATTTAGACGATGATGCAAGTATGGGGAATGCCTATATAGACGATGGTACAATGATTGGTGCGGATTGGGAAATAGAAAAATATCTTGGTGGTGGTAACTATGGTTCAACTGGGAAATCTTCTTCTTCAGGCGGTGCTTTTGGTGGTACAAAAGTTGCATTTTTAAAATTTTTAGAACCAGATGATATAACAGGAACGCTTGGAACAGACACTACAGGAAATCTATTAATAGCAGGATCGTATGCTGGTGCTGTTCTGTTATGCCCAGATGACCAAAGTTATGTAATTGAAGATAACAGTGCATATGAACCAACATTAGGTGGCTGTTGGGTAAAATTAAATGAGAGCGTAGAATCTTCATCTACAGCAGATTCAGGGTTTGTAAGAGATCCAGTAACAGCAATAAGTAGTTTTAGGCAAACTAACGCCCAGGGAGCAACTACTCCTGGAATGGCATTTCAGGTTACATCAGGAACCAATGTTCGTGTGGTGTGCCAGGATTATAGATTAGAGGATCTGGGTGAGTCCGATGTACAGACAGTATACTCCAACAGGATCAATGCTCAACACGCTGTCAAATTAAAAGGCAGAATGTTCCTGGGGGACCTATACTTGAATCCAGAAGATAAGCAGGAAGAAAGACCTGACTGGATCGCCTATAGTGAACTGAATCAATACGATGTACGACCAGTGTCTAATGTAGTTACTTTGGATGATAGGGAAGGTGGTGCAGTTACAGGTCTTGCAGTGTTATTTGGCAGACTGATCATATTTAAACCACAGGCAATATTCATTATGAATGTTACAGATCCAGCCGATCCTAATTCCTGGAGTGTGACAGAATCCAAATTCAGTATAGGAAATATTGCACCAGAAGGGGTAGTTGAGGTTCACGATAGTGTCTACTTTGTATTCCACGATGGTATCTATGCAGTAACATCGAATATGGTTGCAAACTCAAATGCAACACCAACGGTCATGGACAAAATCTCTTTACCTATTGAGGACCAGTTCTTACTCGCAAATAGTAAGAAAGATATTAAAGGGGTATACAATCAAAAAGATTCAGAGATACTCTATACCTGGGAAGTAGGTAGCCCAGCAACACAGGTCGTATGGGCGTATCATATTGTACTCAAGACCTGGAGAAAGGTGGAAACCACTACGAACCTGGATATATTGGCTTATGGTGAGAACAGTTACCCTATAGCCTGGGATAACACCGATACAGACATAAAGAAATTTGATGTAGATGAAGCAGTGGGAACTGCCTGGAAAAGTAAGCGATTCCCATTAGACCTGGATAGAAAAAGACTGATACGATATGGAATGGTAAAATTTACAGGGACCGATACATTAACTGTAAACATCTATCTGGATGGGGCAGGATCTGCATCATTTACCAAAACAATTACTGCTGATGGCGGTATTAATAGATTTCCTATCAAGCGATATGGAAAGAATTTTGAAATTGAATTAACCACTCCATCGAGTACCAATGCATTCTCGGTGGAACGAATGAGAATTGAAACGGAGTAAGGTATGGCAATCGATCCAGTAACAATGATGATGATCGCCCAGGGTGTCAATAAAGGTGTACAGTCTGGTTCAAGATTATTACAACCAACTTTTCAGAACAGTCGATATGGTAGGCTGTTACGCCAGAAAAAAGATCAGGGCAACCTGACACCAGGACAGGAAGCGAATGTGTTGGGTAGAACTGCTACAACAGCCACTAAACAGGCGAATTTGGCGAATAAAAGATACACTGGGGCTTTGATCAATCAGGGCATACAAGGTAGCGTATCAGCCCAGAGAGGATTAAGAGAAGCCGAAGCAGATGTAAGAAGAACGGTAGCAGATACTGGTAAGGACATATACCAAAGTGAAGAAGAAGCAAAGTCCAAAGCGAAACTGGATTATGCCAGGGGAATAGACCAGGATAAGTCTGAACGCTTTAAGGCTGGTCTTGGAGTGTTTTCAGCAGGAGTAGAAACCTTTGCAAATCTTCAAGGCAAAAAAGCACAAGAGCAACAAGCCACTGATAAATCTTATATCGATGCTGTAGCCAAAGGTGGAGATGCACGAGCAATTACTTTACCATCTGGAAAAACAGGATATATACCATTAGATGCTCCAAAAGGAGTAGAAAAGTTCTTGCAAGAATATTCTGTGGATAATGATCCTGGTAAACTTTTTGGAAAGTTATTGGAATCAGGAATGTCAAGAGAGAGTGCTAAAGACTTGATGAGATTTTATGCAGGACAAGAATTAAAAAAGCCAAATATTGATATAATGTCACCACAATATAGAGTAAACCCATATAGAGGATAAGATTATGCCAGGTATAGATGATTTTTTAAAAATGCTTGATGAAGAAGATTATTCCAGAGCATTAAAAAAAGAAAAAACAAAAAAAGCAGTAAAAGCATCAACTGCAAAAACTGAAGAAGAATTACTCGCAGAAGAAGTAACCAAGACCAAAAGAAGAAAAAAAGCAAAGGAATTGACCACACCACCTCCTACAGAACAGGAGGTCTTGGATAAAAAAGTCAAAGAAATGGAAACCCAGGACAAATACAATGTATTAACTGGTAAAGGTAAGCCAGAGTCAGGTGCAGATGCAGTAGATAGATTATTGGATGCTTATGCTAAAGCACAAGGAAGGGTATATGATAAAGACGATGAAGTTAAGCCAGAGTTTAGTGCAGGGGTAATTCCAGAAAAAGAAACAATAAAAGGTCGTAGGTCCATACCATTACCAGGAACGGATAGAGTTATCCCTATCCCATTTATGAAAAAAGAATTTGAAATAGATAATCCTGGTTACGATCCTAAAGGTAAAAAGGGTTCTGCATTACGAATTGCCAATGAAAGAATTGACGATACAAGAGATGAATTAGATTTGGCACAGATAGCCAAAGAACAAGGGATCACACTTCAAGAAGCAAAAAGAAATAAAGTAATAAACGATAAATACAGAGAATATCTAAAGAAATTCAACCTTCCAAGTTCAGGCACATTTGATGGTAAGAAGGTTGTAGCAGATAAAGATAAAATAGAAGCAAAGAGAAGATACCTGGCAAGGATGCAAACTCAAAACTTCTTTAGTAAATAATGGCAGAGCCAAGAAATTTAGACCAGTACGCTGGGCAAAGACTATACAGAAACAGCCTGGATGATATATTAGATCAAATAGACCAGGACCTACAGAACGAACAAGCAGTAGCCCAGGCTCGTCAAAATGCTATTATAAATAGTGAGGATCCTGTACGAAAATTAAAAGAAGTACAATCCATTGAAAAAAGTGTGTCTGATGAAGCACCAGAGGTCCAGGCAACTGTACTTAATCAAACATATAATATCCCAACACCACCAGCATCTACTGGATTTATACAACCTGATCCTAATCCACAATATACTATAGGGCAACCCAGGGGTGAGTTACAAGAGTTATCCGATGATGATTTAAGATTTTATGCAGAATTAGAAAGAATACAAGAGCCTTTTGATAAACTATACCAGGAAAAGTTAAAAACTGCAAAAGAGATACCTGGTAGATATGTCAGTTCTATGACAGGAATGGTATCTGTACCTGGAAAAACAAAAGAAGAAGTAGCAAAAGAACAGACCACAAAAGAATTACAAAAACAAGGTATTATAGAACCTCAATTTGCTAAAACATTTTTACAATCATTTATTCCATTAAAAATACCAGGAATAGAGCAATTATCTCCAGAGCAACAAGCACAACAACAAGAATATTTTCCAATACGAAATCTGATTGGACAAGTTGGAGGTGCATTAGTAGGGTTTAAAGGAATTAATGCTTTTTTAAACGCACCTAAATTAATTAAAACAGGAGATACGGTACGAAAAGGTGGTAAAATAATTGAAGAAACATTTAGAAGAGAACCTGGTCGCTTAACGCAAATTGGTGTTGATTTAGGAAGAAAAATATCTGGTACAAAACTTGGTAACATTATAAAAGACAAAGGTTTTACTGGTGCTACAATACAAAGATTTACAACAGGTGCAACTACAGGTGCTGGTACATTCGGTGCATATAGTTTAATAGATCAGATTGACGAAGATGCTCCAATAGCAGATAAAGCATTAACTATTACAGAAAATGCTATATTTGGGGCAGGATTTGGTCTTACAGGCAATATAGCAAACAGGGGTGCAAGAGCATTGGCTGATGGAACTTATGGCTTTGTAACATCAAAATTAATGGAAGGTGCGACCACAGAAGAAGCATTGTTAAATGGATTGTTGTTTGCAGGATTTGGTGTATTAAACAACAAGAATGTAGCCGAGGTAGATAGGCAGTTTGCAATTAAAGACTTTGCTAAACAGGCTGACGAAATTTTTGTTTTATTGCAAACTATGAGAACAAATGCTGGAAAAAAAGCATTTACGAAACTACAGCAAAAACAATACACAAAAGTTGTAGAAGATTTTGCAAATGAATTATATGGTAAAGGTGTATCTGCTAAAAACATAGAAAAACAAACAGAAGAATTTTTAAACAGGTTTTTGCGAACCAACGATCCTAAAGGTAGTATTGCAAAGATAAGACAATTAGGAAACCAATCTAAAACACAAGCATTACAAGCAAAGGCAAAAGCAAAGAAAGAAGCAGTAACTGTGCCTACTACTGAAAAGGTGGATAAGGTTAGTCAGGATAATCTTTTAAAAATGTCTATTGGACAGCAAGTAAAAGAATTAAAGGGTTTAGGATATACCGAAGATCAGTTGGTTTTATTAGGAGGAGAAGAAAGGGCTAATATTATTGCAAATGCCATTAAGCCAGTAAATTATTACTCAAAAGAGCAACCTACCCGACCATCGATGCCTGTCCCAGGACCAGCCCCCGATGTAACGCCCTCAACGAAGAAGTCGGATAAATTGGTACCTGAAAAATTAGAACCAAAGCCAGAAGAAGTAAAGCGAGAAGTAGAACCTGTTGAAAAGCCTAAAAGTGTTGAATTAAGTAAGTTAGATAAAGAAACCAGAATAGATGAAGGTATAAAAAAAGGCTGGATAGAGATTCGCAAGGGTAAGCCAGTATGGAAAGAGACCGATGAGGTTGTTGATGAGAATATAATGCCTACTGGAGAGATCATTGAAAAAGAAAAACCAGAGATCAAACCAGTAAAGGGACAAGCGAGTGGATTAAGTAGTGTAAGCCTTAAACCAAGTGATGTAAAAATAGACGAATCCAAATTTCAGCCCAGGGAAGAATACAACCAGGCTATTATAGACGATATTGCAGAGAATTTTGATGCCAAGAAATGGGATGAGCCAGTATTGTGGCAAGATCCAAAGACAGATGAGTATTTTGTAGTATCTGGACACCATAGACACCAGGGAGTGGTAAAAGGTGGATATGGTTCAGCAACTTATAAGGTATTACCTAAAGGGACCACGATTGACGAAGCGATCAATATGTCAGAGGAAGGCAATCTGGCAAGAACAGAGCAATCATCATTTGAAAACAGTAAAGTTGTTCGTAGGAGATTTGACAAGGGAGACAGTCTGGTCAGTATTGCTGATGCTCTACCAGGATTAACAAAAGCAAAGTCCAATGCAGGAAAATCCAATGCAGTTAGAAACCTGTTAAATCTATCGTACCTGGACCAAAATGGTAAATTAAAAAGTAATTATGATAGCGTAAACGAATTTCCAAGAATACAAAGTACATCATCTTATATTGGAGCATTAAGAAAACAATATGATTGGATGCCAGACAGATATGAAGATGACATATTTACTTATTTATATACAGAAAATGGGATACGCCAGGATGATATAGATTGGAAACTTAATTTAGAAAGCACCCTGGAAAAGTTAGTAGATGTAAAAGATAGGCCAGGGAGTATACTTAAACAGTTAAGACAAGATCCCTTACAACCAAAAGAAGGTACTCCAGATGAGATACTGGAACAGATCAAAGATCTAAAAAAGTCTATTGAGAATATTGGTAGTCAATTATCAGATAACAAGTTTTTACAGCGTGAAATTGACCGAAAACAGGAGGAAAAAGGATTAACCGATGTTGATGCCCTTCAAGAAGTAAAACAGGACCTACGGAAGCGTAGGGCAGAGTTAAAGGCAGAATTAAAAGACCTGGTAGAAGAATCCAGTAAACCTGATCCAAACCAGAGTGCCTTGTTTGAGCCTGTTGAGCAATACAATATTTTTGGTGGAGTAAACATATTATCTGACCTATCTACAAAAGATAAAAAAATATTAGATGGATTGCACGAGGAGTTAGCCAGTTTAAATCGTGAACAGTATTTATTTAATCAACAGGTTGCAAAAAATTTAATAGGAAAACTACAAGCAAGGACCACCCAGAAAAAGTTAGATAAAAGATATAAAGATATTATTAAGGAAATACAAAAGATCGATAAGCCTGTAAATGGTGCAACAGCCAAGCCAGGTATGGTTCTTGATATAAATGAGCAAATCAAGTTAGATTTAGATGGAAAGAAACAAACGAGCCTATTTCGTGAAACAGCAACTAAAAAAGACAAAGAAAGCACCAAAAAACTCCAAAAAGAGTTATCTGGATCTCTCACTCGGCTCGGGATCACTGAACGAGCAAGTTCAATCATCGCCCCCCTTGAAAAGTTTGGAGCATCTCATTTTATTGGTAAAAGGATCAGTGGACCAGACGAATTAGCCCAAATATCTCAAATTGTCAGAGATAGTCGATACGAAACCTTTAGAATATTTTTTACAAATAGACAATCCGATGGAACACATAAGATTGTAAACTATACAGCATACACCAATCGTATGCCTGGCTGGAATAGTATATATGCAGTACCTGAATTAAATATTTATACCCTAAATGATCTATCTGTTTTTATGTATAAAGCAATGAAAGATGCAGGTGCTGATGGATATTACTTAATGCACAACCATCCAGGTGGAAATGTTAAGGCAAGTAAGGAAGATCTAACGGTTACAAAAGAAATATCATCAGCAATGCCTGGTTTTCGTGGTCATATCATTTTAAATCATCTTAAATATGGGCTGATCAACACAAAGCAAAAATTTAAGGAGGATAGGCTATTAGAGTATTATGATCGAGACCATCCAGATCCTTTAGTGAATAGAAAATTTTATAAAATTATGCCAGTGGGTGGTGGCGGACAATCTGTCTTTACTACAAGTAATGTTGCAGAAGTAATGAAAAGATTTGAAACAAACGATAGGGTTGTTTCCATATTCGCTACGGATTACAATATGCGGATTAATGCTCTTACCGATATACCATTACAGAACTTTATCGATGTTGGCAAAAAACATAAATATGGATTTGGGTTAGCCAGGATCAAAACACAATTAAGAAAAATTGCATCTACCTATGGTGGTCAAAGGCTGTTCTTAACTGCACAGTCAATGGATATGACAGGAAAAGAAATTGAACAAGTTCATAGAGTATGGAAAAGATTATTCAAAGACAACTTTATTACAGATGGTTATTTATTTCAATCATATAAAGACTTGTCGTATCCCAGGAAATACTACAATATAAATAAAAATGTAAAAATGAAAGGTGCTTTGGTGTTTAGCCCTGGTACTGAAATGGCAAAAGTTGTCAAAGAACCAAGCACTGCTAATAGAAATACACATCTTGAAGGATTTGAAGCAAGAGCAGAAGCAGATGGTGTTGAACTTGATCTATCATATAATGAAAATTTAAACGCTGTAAAACTGCATCTTATAAAAATTCCAAAAGATCGAAGAAATCAAGGTATTGGTACAAAAACTATGAAACAGGTTCTTGATTATGTAGATGACCAGGGATTGTTAATGACATTAACCCCTTCAAATGAATTTGGCTCCAGTAAGAGAAGGTTAGTAGAATTTTATAAATCATTTGGATTCAGATTAAATAGTGGCTCTTCCAGAGACCTACGATTTAAAGATACAATGATTCGTAAACCTTTTAAATCTTTAAAAATAAAAGAACAGGTACAAAGTTTAGATGAAATAAAAATACAGAGAAATTTTGCAGAATGGTTTGGGGAATCAAAAGCAGTAGATATAGATGGAAACCCAGAAGTGTATTATCACGGAACACAAAGACCTGATCGTATTGGTTCGGTGTTTTATAAGTCCAGGGCACATAGTGGTCCTATGTCCTATTTTACCAATGATCCAGAAATTGCAAGTGGATATGCAAGAGGTAAAAAAGATGATAGCCTTATTGTAGATGACTGGTCCAACCTTTATAGCATAGGTAAACAAAAAGGATTAAGGTCAGCCTGGTGGCAATTAACAGATCAACAAAGAAAAAACTTTAACGATAAAGTATGGCAAGTTGGCTGGGATGGAGAAACTTTATCCTTTGATGATAATTACAGATATTTAAACAAGCGTACTTATGACTGGTTTTTAAAAGAAGCAAATGGCAATGGATTAATGGCTGTATTTAAAGCCTGGATAGAAGGTGGAAATTTTATAAACAAAGAAGGGAAATTATTGGATGTATTTAAAATGGCAGGAGTGTCCAATATGAAATATGATGATCCAAGAGCAGTAATGCCTGGAGTATTCCCTGTATACCTTTCTATGCAAAACCCATTAAATACAGAAAACATACCAAGTAGAATTGTAGAAGGGTTAAGAAAAAGATCAAAGAAACAGCCTGGTCCGAAGTATATGCAAGGAACTACTCACTGGGACAAAGAAGCAAGAACACCAGAAGGTTGGATGTGGGCATTGGACGAGGACATTAAACATAATACAACAACAGCCTGGACATCAATACCAGATTGGGTAACCAGATATTTAAAAGAAAAAGGGTATGATGGCATTCTTGATACAGGTGGTAAATATAATCCAGAGAATCCACATAGCGTAGCAATACCATTTGAGCCTAACCAGGTTAAATCAAAATTCAATAGAGGTACATTCAGTAAAAGGTCAAAGAACATAATGAAAGAGCAGGAAAAGATATTTAAGAATCCTGCAAGTACATTGACCTCTATTAAACAGTTAGAAACAAAAGCAGAAGTTCCAGATAAGGTATACGATGATGCAAAGGCACGATCTGTAATGGATATAGCCAAAGAGCGTACAAAAGAATTAAAAGGACCAGGATTAGTTAGTAGAGCATTAACTCCATTATCAACCAGGTTAAGGGTATTAGCACCAGAATTAAAACGAGCCATAAGAAGATTTCAGTCTAATGTGGACATCAACACAACAAAAGACCTAAAGGTTGCTGAAAGTTTTATGAAACAAACGGATAAACTGCGAAGAAAGAACAAGCAAGACTATGCTGTCCTGGATCTTGCGATGAAGAATAGTGATCTAAAAAAAGCAGAAGAAATATTGACCAAGCATAATATGCAAGATGATTTTTATAAAGTAAGAGAAATGCTTGACGATATATATTTTCGTGCAGAAATGGTTGGATATGAGCCTAATTATTTAAGTGATTATTTCCCAAGAAGAATTAAGGATAGCGAAGGTTTGATGGGCTACCTGGAAGCATCAGACTCCTGGGGAATCATACAAAGCAATATTAAGGCAAAGGAAAAAGAGTTAGGTAGAAGATTAGAAAAAGATGAACGATTAAAACTAATTAACAATTTGATTCGTGGTTTTGGTGGTAGGTTAGGCATACAAAGACCAGCCAACCTGAAAGAAAGAGAAATAGAATACCTGGATAGCGAATTGAACGAGTTTTATTTTGACAGTAATACAGCATTGCATAAATATATTGTGCAAATGAATGAAGCCATTGAGATCAAGAGGTTTTTTGGTAAAGGGATGGGACCAGAAGATCCAAACATTCAGGTAGATAACAATGTTATTGGAGAGTATGTAGATACATTATTAGAGCAGGGCATAATCAAATCTACCCAGCAAGATGAGTTGATTAATCTGTTAAGATTAAGATTTGCCCAGGGACCAATGGATCCAAGAATGGCAAAGATGAGAAATAGGGCATATTTATTCACAATGGGACAATTATCGAGTGCTGTTACCCAGATCGGAGATATGGCTTGGTCTATATATAATGCAGGATTTGCAGAGACAGGAAAAGCATTAGGTAGGTCCATTGTTGGAAAATCAACTGTAACAAGAAAAGACATAGGTATCGAAAAGATCGCCCAGGAGTTTACAGAGGTTGATAAAGCACATAAGATATTGGACCGTGTATTTACTTGGACTGGATTAAAATATATTGATTCTCTTGGTAAGGAATCATTGATCAATTCAACCATAGAAAAATATCAAAAACAAGCCAGGAAAGGAAAGTTCAGTAGCAAGTTTCAGGAAAGATTAGACGAAGCATTTGATAAAAAAGAACTTCCAAAGGTTATTTCAGATCTAAAAGCAGGTAATATCACAGATGACATAAAATATTTAGCACACTATGTATTATCTGATTTTCAGCCTGTCAGTCTTACAGAAATGCCAGAGTTTTATTTAAAGGCACCAAATGGCAGAATAATGTATATGTTAAAAACATACACTATGAAGCAGTTTGATGTAATTCGTAATGAAGCATTTAAGAAAATGAATCAAGGTAAAACTGTTAAGGAAAAAGCGGAAGGTGTAAGAAGGCTTATATATCTTGCCAGTGTGCTTATGCTGACAGGTATATCGGCAGATAAAATAAAAAACTACATATATGGAAGAGAGCAGGAGTTGGATGAAATGATAGGGGATAATCTTTTAAGATTATTTGGATTTCATAAATATTTAATATGGCATTTTAGACGACATAAAAATATAGCCTGGACCATAGTAAAAGCATTAATTCCACCAGTGGGCGTATTTAACCCTATATATGAAAGTTTTATTCGTGACCTGGATAAATATCAGAGAACAAAGAAAAAAGGTGAAGAATTTAAAATACCAGAAAATACGGAAAGTGTAAAGAACATACCTATTATTGGAAGGTTGTACTATAATTATTTTGGCAATGGTGAAAAATTTCACGCCAAGCGTAAAGAGAAAGAACAGAAGAAAAAAACAAAGAAGAAAAAAAGGTATGGTCGAATGTAAAAAAGGTTTGGATTTTTGTCACCACTCTTTTGAAGTTTAAATATCTACTGGGAAAGTAGATCCTCCTATTAGCCCTGGGATTTAATTAACCTGGGGCTTTTTCTATCCCCACAACAAAGGAAACATTATGGGATCTGGATCAGCAATAGCCGTAGTCAGGGGACTTGGATCGGTAAACGAAGCCGTTAGCATTTCTGCAACTTCTGCCCAAACACAACCTAAAGCAGTATACATTGGTACAACAGGAACATATTATTTTGAGATGAATGGTTCTGCGGTCCAATTCAAGAACTGTCAAGAAGGTAGTATTCTCCCGATCAGACCAACCAAAGTAGCCACAGACTCTGGATTAAGTTCAGCAGTATCTGCTGGTGACATTCTCTTTTTATATTAACCAGGGCTAAAGCACAATGTTCGTAGGTGTAAGCACAGCCCTAACTGCTGTAAGGAGAGTATTCCATCCTTTTGTAAGAGAAGGATTAAAACTCTATTATCGTTTTACAGGCACATTCGATGAGACCACCCCAGACTTCCTATTAGATGGTAGTACATCCTTTGATGGTTCTAATGATTACATAGATACAGGAAGTACATTTCAATCTA